ATCTTAAGATCAATATGGGCGGTAACGCCAAAAGTATTGAGGGTTTATCTCAACCTTTAGGTAGAATTACTGGTAAGGCTGATCAGTTTACTAAATCTATGGAGGCTGCTAATGCCCGTGTTTTGGCATTCGGGGCTTCTGTTGGTATACTCGCAGCAGTGACTAGAGGCTTCAAGGAGTTGGTTTTGACTACAATAGAAGTAGAAAAGTCTCTCATAAGTATCAATTCTATTTTGGGGACTAACGCAAAAGAATTAGAAGGTTTTAGTAAAACTATTTTTAATGTCGCTAGGAATACCGAACAATCATTTAATACAGTAGCCACTGCAGCTTTAGAATTAAGTCGTCAAGGTCTAAATGCAACTGAAGTCCAAAAAAGATTAGGCGATTCTATGATATTAACCCGCGTGTCTGGCCTGGGAGCTACTGAAGCTGTTTCGGGTTTGACTGCAGCTATAAACTCTTTTAATAAGTCTGGACTCTCAAGCAGCGTAATACTTAATAAATTATCAGCCGCAGCTGTTGCAGCGGCTGTTTCTGAGAGGGATTTAATTGAAGGTATTAAACGCGCAGGATCAGTCGCTAGTCTTGCTGGCGTATCATTCGATGAATTAGTCGGCGTAATTACGGCTGTCCAAGTTAAAACTGCGCGAGGTGGAGCTGTTATTGGTAACTCATTCAAAACTATCTTCACTCGTATTCAGAGTATAGAGAAGTTAGAAACAATGCAGAATTTAGGGGTTCAAGTCACCGATGCTAGCGGCAAAGTCTTAGGGGCTACTAAATTAATTCAAAATTTGTCTAAAGTTTTAAGTGAATTACCTGAAGCTAAACGACTTCAAATAGCAGAAGGGCTAGTCGGTAAATTCCAGATCTCCCCATTCTTAGCTCTACTAGATGATTATAACTCTAAGACCTCTATAGCAATAAATTTAACTAAGGTTTCTCAAAATGCGACAAAAGAAGCTTATGAGCGGAATCTAGCTTTAAACGAAGCTTTATCTGCCGCTATAAATGTAGCCACACTCAATGTAAAAGAATTAGCTGATACTCTGGGCAGAATAGGCGTAACAGATAATCTCCAGAATTTATTAGGGTTCTTTAATACTTTGGTCGAGAACGTTAAAGGAGTATTAGATGGAGAAGGTGCGGGTGGAGATTTTGCTAGAGGCATAGTCAAAGGTATAGGGGCTGTTATTAGTGGTCCTGGGTTGGCTATCTTTGGGGCTATTATAATTAAACTGGGTATTGATCTTGCTAAATTTGGACTTGGATCTTTAAAAACATTTTTTGGTTTAAATCAAGCAGCGAGAGAACAAGCTACTCTTCAGGGGCAGATCGCTTCCACTCTATTGGGCAATAAATCAATCCAAGAAAAGATTTTATCTATCGAAAACAGTTCTCTTAGCGCAGAAAAGAAAAAAGTTGAACAAACCAAGTTTTTTACGACAGCTATAAAGGAGCAATTAGCGGTAATGACTCAAATGCAGGGTATAGCTATGAAGGTAGCTCCAGGAGTGGCAGTTGCTACTAGACCAGTTGCACGTAGAGCGGGTAAAGGCCGCGCTGCTGGAGGGTTTATCCCTAACTACAATGCTATCGCTGGTTATGGATCAGAAAGCTCTGATATCAGCAAGGGCGTGGGGGGCGCTCCCACTTCCGCAAAGCCTGTTACCATACCGAACTTTAATTTCGGTGGTGGTCAAAAAGGTTCAATGGTCGCTAATAGCAGTGAATACATTGTTCCTAACTACGCTGGAAGTGGCGGGTCTGCTATATTCAATCAAGATATGGTTTCCTCTATGGGGATGCCAGCGGGAGCAAGGAAGATAAGTGCGGCGGGTGGATATATCCCTAACTTCGCTGAAGCTGTGGACCCAAAGGTTCCAGCTGTAAATGCAATGGGTAAGTATGTATTGCTCCTTGGCCAAAAGGGTAAAACAAATCCACAGCAAAAAGCTTACCTTCATCCAGACGGAAAATTTAATATTACTAAGGGAACGGGAGCTACAGAAATAAGAGTCCCTACTTATGGTTTATCTGAAAACCATAAAGGCCGTGATATCGACGAGTATATCAAAGAGATAGAAGAATATTCTATTGAACAAGCTATAAAACAATCAGCAGAAATAAGTGATAAGCAAATGCCTAGACCTCTTGTCCAGTCTGCTATCAAAGCTAAAGTCAATAGGGGGTCTCTATCTGCATTTGCTGGGAGCATATACGAACTAACATTAGCATCCTTACTCACAGATAAAGAATTTTTAGCATATGCGTCACAGACAGATACTTCTAATTTTGATTTAAATTTAAAAGGTCAAGAAGATTTACTGGAGTTATATGGAATTGAAACAAAACCATCTTTTGGCGAAGTAAAAGGTCGAAAAAATCCTGATAATATAGCTTCAGCCGCCGCAAAAATACATAGGGTTTCAGTAGGCAATCAATCTGCTCAAAAATCTAAGCTTATAGGTAAAAAATTAAGCCATGATGACGCTATAAAATTAGGTTTTAAAAAAGCAAATTCAAGAAGAGGGAGGTATATAATTAAATCTAGTGATTTACCTGCTATAAATAAATCTGGTAAACAATTCAAAACATTAGGGGATGTGGTTTCTATTAATGCCGCCTCTGGTTATATCCCAAATTTTGCTAATCCTCTTGAAGATGCTGTAGGGAGAGAACAAGCTGCTGGTTTACCAATAAATCAAATCCGCGTAAACCAAAGCCCGAAACTTAGAAACGCTGGTAACCCAATGGGGTTGGCTGTCACTAACACTAGAGACGAACCTACAGGAGCAATACCTAACTTCGCTAAGTCTAATATAGGGATGAGTGATATAGGCGTAACTAGTAAGTTCACGGCAGCAGCAAAATCGTTAGGACAACTAAATACTACTATTGATTCACTTAATAAACAACTTAAGAAAGGTAAAATTACTCGAAGCGGTGCAGAAGTAGAATTAAAGAAATTGACTTCTGCGATAAAAACCAATGGCTCTGTCAGGAAAAAAATAAATGATGTAGGTCTAAAAAAATTAAATACAGATTCTAAAGTAGAGAAGGGCAATAGAGATTTTCTTGGCACAATATTCGCAGTGCAAGCTGGGATGACTGCACTATCAGGAGCTACTGAAGGCGCTGAAAGCACAACCGCCCAATTAATTAATTCTTTTTCATCTGCAGCGGCTTCTGGGGCCACGACTACATTCGCTCTAAAAGGGGTGGGCGATTTTTTAGAGAGTAGTGGAGGTAAACTTGGAAAATTTGGGGGGTCTTTATCAAAAGCATCGGGATATATAGGAGCTGCAGTAGCGGGTATACAACTAGCTGGGGATATTTTTGATCGTTTTAGTGGAATAACTGATTTTGCTGCAGACGGTATGGCTAGAGTCGCTCAATCCGCAAAAGATGCCGCATTTAGATTGGACGAATTTGATCCTTTAGAACAAAGAAATATTAAGAACGATGCCGATTTTTTTCTAAACAGCATTAAAGAGAGGACAGCTGAAGAAGGTACTCTTCTGGGTTCTATAGGAACATTTTTTAAACAAGGAGGTAATATAGGTAGCACTCTTGATTTTGAAGGTTTTGATATGTTCGGAGCTGGAGCATTAGAAGAAACATTAGACGCTGCTATACTAGCAGCTGTAGCTGGTAGTGCTGACCCTAAGCAAGTCCAAGCTCAATTGTCAAAAATAGCTCTAGACAGAGATATTACTAAGGAGGAAGTTCGTGAAACTCAAGATCTTTTTGACAAATTAACTCAAGACGCAAAAAAATTAAATAAAGAATTAAAGACACTTACAGATAAAGGCATTATTGGAGAGGAAGACTTAAAGTTTATTCAACAATTCAATAGTAAAGAGGAATTTCAGAAGGCCATTAATAGTAGCGATGCTGATGCTATCCGTGTTAAAAAAAACATGGGTGTAACGGGGGTTGGAGAAGTCAAAGATAAAACAATGGGAGAAATATTCGATGCCGCGAAATTAAAGCAAGCAAGCGATTTAGCGATAGAAAAAGAAAATATTTTAAAAAAAGAAAGGATAACTAATACTCTTGCAAAACAAAGAGTTACAACGGCTATTGGTATGGCCAAACTAGAGAAAACACATTTAAATACTCTAGAATTACAGTTTATGGAAGCTGACAAAATGGGGACTTTGAGTAATGATCGACGTAGAGATGCGACCCTCGATATACTCAATGCTAAAAAGAATTTTGATTTAAGAAATGCTACTTTAGATACTATGGAAAAGATATCTGAAAAAAGCGAAAGTCTTAGCAAAATAGAAGGCATAAATACAACAGCTTTGGCTGAGATTCAAAGACTATCTGAAAAACGTAATATAACAGAGCAGGACAGGGTAAAAGCATTAGAAGCTGCTAAACTATTACTAGAAGAAGATACTGGCGCAGTTAAAGCGTCAATCGAACCCCTTTTAGTACAATTAGGTCTAACCGAAGCAACCTTGGAAAAGACTAGACTAAGGGCTTTGGCAGAAGCTGATATAAATAAATTAATCGCTGAGCGTAATGATAGGTTAGATGCCGAAGCGACAGTAAATAAAACACTTTTATCTACCACTAAAAATGCAAAGTTAAGGAGATTGCAAGGAGATAAAAAAGAAGTACAAGATCGTATAAGTTTAAGATCGGGTACGCCAAGAAGCAATAGGGAAGAAAAGCAAAACGCTACAGAAATAGCAAAAGAAAGACGGACATTAGCTGGAATAGATACTAAGATAAAAATTGAGTCTACAGCTGCCTCTCAAAGATCCGAAGCAAGAACTCTTGCAACCGCTGCCTCGAAAAGATTCGGAAAGGGTATAGATGGCGATGGACTGGCGGAGTTTAATAAAGAAATATCAACACTGAGCGGTGGAAAACTTATAAGCAAATTCCAAGAAATTATAAAAACAACAAAAGCACTAGGTTTCGGAGTAGATGAAAAAACTTCCGAAAAATTCTTCAAAGATAATCCCGATACATTAATAGCAGATATGGAAGCATTCGTAAGAACTTCGAAAGAGACGAATAAAAAAGATAAATTAGAAAATAAAACGACAATAGATACCGCTGATAATGATATTAACATATCTACTAGACCTGCAGAAAAGAGTTTTAGACAGTTGTTAGATAATATGCAAGAACAGCTCGGGAATACTGAGAACCTAGCTCAAGCTCGTATCGACAATTCTATTTCTACTGATCCAGTACAAAGGCTTAAATTTAAATTCAATGAAAAAAATCGAGAAGATAGAATAACTGCGTTAGACCCTGATAATCCGAATCTTGAGTTATTCAGAGAATTAACCGAAGAAAATGAATTCGCAGGTAAATTAATAGATGCTTCAGCTCAATTTGCTCATAACATAGGAGATGCTATGACTGAAGCGATAATCCAAGGCGGAAACCTTGGCGATATACTTATAGGGACAGCCACCAGCTTCTTCACGACTTTATCTAAAGCTTACATGACAAGAGCTGTTGATAGCGTTATTGGCAAATTCGCCTCTGGAGGGAAAGTCACAGGTGGTTCTGGAAACCGCGATGATGTTCCCGCTTTACTTACTGGTGGTGAATTCGTAATGAAGAAAAGTTCTGTTAGTAAATACGGCTCTTCTTTCATGGAATCTTTGAATGCTGGCTCAATTCCAGCTATGGCTAGAGGAGGCTTGTTCACTCCAGGAACTAACGGACAGGAAGAAATAAAAGGGAAAAGCAATTTAATTGATTTCGCTACACAATCTTTTACTACGGGAGCTTCTGATAGATTTGGATCGGGAGCAGGATCTGCGTCTGTTAATTTAGAACCTCAAAGCGCAGCCCTTACTATGTTTGGTAGAAGGAATAGCCCAGCGTTTAAAAGGGAGCAAGACTCCAAGCGGGACGCATTTGGGTTGTTCACCCAGCAAGTGCAAAAGGAAGAAGAAGCTAGAGAACAAAAGAGGCAAGCTAAAAAAGATTTGAAAAACGCTATTATTGGGGCTGTTGTTTCTGCTGGGTTCAGCTCTCTTGCGACTAAATTCAGTAAACCAAATGTGGATGCTGTTCCTGATTATGCACTAATGTTGGGCGGCGGGTCAGCAGCACCTATAGGTGGAAGATCTTCCTCATCGCCAATGACAATATCTACACTTAGTCAATCGCTTACTGATAATACAGACTTCATAAAAATGATGGATAACTTAGATAAGGTCAACTTAGCCGAAGGATACACAGGGATGTTGCCGCCCAGAGACACCAGAGGCAGGTATGCCACAGGAGGCTCAGTCCCTAATGCGGCTGGAGTAGATACTGTTCCTTCCATGTTATCTGGTGGCGAGTTCGTTATGAACGCTGCTGCAACTCAGAAGATAGGCGCAGGGAATCTAAACGCTTTAAATTCAGGAGCAGGTGGAGGCTCTGAAGACATAGTGAGTAAACTTGACGAGCTTATATCTGTTTCTGATAATGCTGGAGAGACTGTGATTAATATCACCGTCAACTCTGATGGGTCATCTGACACTCAAGGTGGCGGTGGCGATGGCGGGGGTGAACAACAGAGATCGTTAGCGACCAGAATAAAGGATGTAGTCAAACAAGTTATAGACGACGAGAAGAGGTTGGGGGGATCACTAAGACAAGCTAGAGCATAATGTACGGAACAACACTAAATTACGACTGTCACTTCTTTATAGAAGGAGCTGATGGGAGTCCTAACGCGAGAGAACTTTCAGGAGTGCAAAGCCTTGATATAAGTTATTCTAATAGCAGTAATGTTTTAACTCCTTTAGGATCAACCCGTGGTTTAACCACAGTGGGTGGAGCTACAAATCAAACTGTTTCTTTTTCTAGGAACTTGATCTATGAAGATCCTATCCTAGCATTCACGGGAGAATCTGAAGCTATGAAAGGGAGTTTCAATTATAAAAATAATACTTCTTATGGTTTTGAAAGTGGGTATTTAAGTTCCTATTCTGTCAATTGCGCTGTTGGGTCTATACCTAAAGTAAATGCCTCTTTTGTTGTTTATGATGAAATGAAAAGCGGCATCAATGCGAGTGGAACAGTTCCTACTCCTATTTATATACCAAGCCAAGGGTCTATAAGCGCTACTTGCGATAATAGTTCTAGTAATCGTGTTATTGGTTTTGATTATTCTTTGACGATGAATAAAAAACCTTATTATACTATTGGTTCTGAAACTCCAGTAGAGGTCAAGCATATAAACCCTATAGAATATACAGCCGCCGTACAGATAGATGTGGACGATACGTTTTTAAAAAGCGGTTTTGATTTTTTAAATACGAGAGAAGATAAAACTGTTGTTTTTGTATTGTCTTCTGAAAATGGAGACGGAATTCAAATGCTAACAATACCTAATGCATCACTTGTCTCTGAACAATTAAACAGTAGTTCTGATGGCTCTGTAAGAATAACCCTTAACTATATTGGACACGCATGAGCGAAGACTTATTTTATAATAGAGATCGTAATATTAGCGGTATAACTTCGCCATCAGAGCTATCTGGTCTTAGTCTTACGCCAACTTATGGATCTACAGTAGAGTTTCAAGCCAAAAATCATAGTTATATTACTGATGATTTTTATTATAATTTGATACCTCTTTCTGTTAATAGCTTAGTGGCAAGATTTTCTTTAAAATACGAAGTTAATGAAACCAATGCTAGAAAACTAGCTAACTTTTTCGAAGCTCAATCTGGGTATTTGCCTATAGGGTTTACTCCAGATAATTCAGGAATATATAAAACAGTCTCTGGATTTTGCGATAATTATGCAATTAATTTTATTAATAATCAGCACTTCGAAGTAGCGACCAGCTTGACAGTAGACCACGCCCCGACTTTGCTAAAATGGTCTGGGATGGGATGCTTCCCTAACTTAGCGTTTGATGATTATAGCTACTCTACTTCTTACGAAGAGTATGACATTGCGTATACAGGGATAAATCAAAACAAGTTAGATAACTTCTACTACTGCACTGGAGATCATAGTTCTACAGAATCGAATTCTCCCACAGGAGTAGATTCGATGTGGACTCAAGATTTCTTTTTTGAGCCTGATGTCGGGACTCAAAATGATGTGCAAATTAAAGCTGATAAATTAGAATACAAAAACTCTTTTACCCAAAGGTTTAAAACAAACGATAATATCGCAACATTCGATATGAATTACAGCTTCAAAAATATCCCTGATAAACAGTTAAAGACTATGATTCATTTCTTAGAAAACAAAGGTGGATATCGAAGATTTAGACATCAGATACCTTCTATTTATAATAGACCTAAAGTTTATTATAGTCCGAAGTGGACTCACACATGGAACTACTCGAACTCTAATAATTTAACTGTAGATCTGAAAGAAGACCCTATGGGCGTAATTCCAACAGGAACTTAATATGGCTAGAAATATAATAAGAAGTAATAATGCAATTGTGGCGGTACAGAACTCGACTACAGCGTTCTCTACTACTCTTAAAACTTTAAAACTGCATAAAATAGTTCAAACTTTTGACTATTCAATTGATTATTCTAGGCAGCAATCAAAACAAATTGGTTCTCAAGATTTATCTACTAATAATATATACAATCAGCCAGATGTCTCTTTAAATATCAGCTATATACCTGAACCTAACTTTTCCAATGAAGTGCAGGGGAGGTTTTTGAATTCTACCCCTGAAGATGAATTTAAGAATATGTTTGATGCTGGTGACTCTGAAGATTCGACTAATTTTTATGTCTTAGTGAGCGAAAACCAAGAAGATTCTTTTATAGACTCTGTAACTTTAGATGGTACAGCTAACGATTTTTCTGGAAAAGACGCTATCGCTTTTGGAAATTGTTTCCCAGAATCTTATAGTTTGAGCTACTCCATAGGAGATCTCCCCAAAGTAAATACTTCTTATATTTGTTCAAATGTTGTATTCGCTAATTTAATAGGGTTTTACATGCAGATGCCAGCTATAAATATGACAGGGGGGAATAATGACAATGTAGGCAATTCTGTCTTTACTTTTGCTAAAGATTTAACTACTGAAGCTTTAGAAAAAGCCCCTCCTATTGTCAATCAAACAAATGCTGGTAGTGATGTCACATTACAGAATTTACAAGTCGGAGGGCAAGAGATTTCAGGGAGCCACTTAGTTCAATCTGTTAATATGAACGTATCCATGCCTAGAGTTTCAGCTTATGGATTAGGAAATGATTACGCTTTTGGAAGAAAAAGGCAGTTTCCAGCCAAAGGGACATTTGCTGTGTCTTCTCAAGTTTCTGGTTTTGAGAGTGGAGCTATGACTGGAGTATTGAATTCAGACGAGCTTTATCAATTTGATTTAACCCTAGAAGCGAGTGGTAAATCTATGGTTTACAGAATAGAAGATGCTAAATTAGGATCTTATAACTATTCTATGGACATAAACGGGAGAATGAATTTTGACGCGGACTTCTCTTTTGAGGTGACACAAGAAAAAGGTCTCAAGTTGAGCGGGACTCACTATTAATCGTAATCCACTTTTGCTCGTTTACTATCGTATCCTTTTTCTTTTATTCTATTAGGGTGTTCAGTCCCATTACGTTCTTTAGCGTAATTATTATAGAATTTTTCTTTAACTGGGTCAACCCCTCCAGCTTTGTCAGCTCGCTTAGCGCTGAGTTCCGCTGAATAGTCCATCATGTTGCCCACAGTGCCTTTCTTGTGATAAGTGGAGTCGATGTACTGTTGTTGGTTAAAAGGGTCTATAGAGCTATCTATGGACGCATTGGGGGAGAGATAAACCCTCCCCCATTGCATACCACATTCATCTATAAATATATGTTCATCATTCATCCCTTGGAAAACCTCACGGTGTTCGTTTGTTTCGGGGTGTTTGTAAACATAAATAGGCATTATTTTATTTGTATTTTTTTAGCGCCTGTAACGGCCTTTTTAGGAAGAGTCAAAACGAGAAGGCCATTCACCAATGTAGACGAAATATGGTCCTCAGACACTAGATCATATAAATATAATTCATAGTTTCTAGATCTGTCTTCGTTTTTAGCTTTTACAGTCAAGATGCCGTCAATAACGCTAATATCGATATCTTTTTTACTAAAACCAGCTAATTCAAATTCTGCGAAGTAAACATCTCCAGAGTCTTTGATTCGATTGGAATCTTTTTGCTTTTGAGGGCAATAAGCCGCTTCGTTTAGAATGTCATTAATTAATTTAATCATAATCAATATATATATAACATGAATTATGCCAGTTTAGTTTTCCTTGTAAATAAGGGCTAAAACAGCTTCTGCCGTTTTTTTGTAGGTCATATTGTCCCCTAATTTGACACCTTCTGTGTTTATTTGTCCCACTTTAGTTTCAGCTTCTTCCATAGCTTTTAATACGGTTTCCTCATCCCATGCATAGAAATCCCCTTGGTTATAGTCAGTGCCTTTATAGAAGAACATACCATCTGCACTAGAGACAGATCTCCCTGTAGACTCGACCAAAATACAATTATCTTTTGTGGCCCAGTCTTTATGAGAGGTCTCATTTAACACAATACTCCATTTACCTAAACAAGTAGCATTGAAGGCTGGCAAATTCCAACCTTCACCACCAGAAAGACCAGTGAGATCGATGTCTATAGCATTCAAAAGTTCATTTACTTCTGAATTTTTAGCAAGATGAGGTATAATATTAAGGTTATTGTAATTTTCGCCTTTAGTGATTTCTTGCCAAACACCATGCATTTGCTCTGGCTTGAAGAAGGGATTGGTTATACAGCAGGATAGTTGATACTTAGTATCGTTACCGTACTTAGACAACCAAGTTTGGATAATCTTTTTGGTATGCTTCCTGTTTTCATATTTCCCCATGAGGCCAAAATGGACAACATCTTTAAGATATTCTTTACCTGTCCTTTTGAACTCCTCGTCAAAACCTAATGGAATGAAATGGGTGTTATTGCAACCCACTTTTTCAAAAAGATCTTTTGCATAAGTGGAAGTGAAGACTGTAGAATCTTGAACGCTGCAGATAGCCTTCTCAACTTGAGTAGGCTCGCTACATTCGTAGAATGTAATCAAATGTTGATTTTTATTCTTTTTGTTTTCTGAGGTGTTTAAATGAAAGAGCTTCAAAGATGGGATTTCTTTATCGACAAAACTCCATTTTTTGTTTATAGCGTTTTGAATATATTCTTTTAAATCTTCACCAATATCAAAAGCGTCGAGATCTACGTTCCCCATAGTGAATAAACCCAACTCGACATCTAACCTTTGGAATTCCTTGATAAGGTTATAAGAAACATTACCGAAACTCAGGCCATTTAAAGGTGTTTCTAAAAGAAGTTTCATTTAAAACGGAACGTCATCGTCACCACCAGTGTTACCAGCGCCTACGACCGCAGACGTATCTGACCCTTCGTTAGAAGAATCACCATCCTCAGACTTTTTCGAACCTAGAAACTGGAGATCTTTTCCGCGAATAAAATACTTGCTGAACTTTTTGCCGTCTTTTTCCCAAGATGACATACAAAGCTCTCCATTTACAATAAATTCTCTACCCTTGGAGAGATATTTTTCAGCAATTTCTGCTGTCTTGTCCCAATACTCAATATCGACAAAACATTTAGTTTTTGCGTTTGATGTCGAGATGCCAGCGCGGAGGCTAACTACTTTTTTACCGTTGCTGGTCTGACGAACTACTGGATCTTTAACCAGATAGGCTGCTGCTGTTACTGAATTATACATAATTAATTTCTATTTTTGCTTTGTTGATGAACTTATTGTGGATGTTTATACACCCTTGAATACTAAGGTCAAGACTTTCTGCTATAGTTCTCCAAGGAGTGAGTTTATTATTAGACGACCCGTATCGCATGTCAACTATTTTTTTCACTCTTTCGTCAGATTCGTTTTTTAAACAATCTAGGAAAAGAGCCATAGCCTCATCTTTGTTGATTTCTGGTATAAACGACTCACAGTGTGGCTCGACATAACTATTCTCATCGTCGATAAAGTACTCCTTGCACTTCCTTTTTTTGTTTAACGCATTCAAGCACTTCCATTTTGTCTGATTCGCTAAGTGAGTAGAGAATTTTGTGTTACGATTAGGATCGTAATTTAAAGCAGAATCATAAATCGTTAGAATTTCGTCTGCGACTATCTGGTTTTTATCCAAGGCGAAATTTGGATGAGACATGTAGTGGTTAACCATTGTATGAAATAGCCCAGAGTGCCTGTCCATCAACATAATCAAGCTGTCTCCATCTCGATTATCTCCTTGGATTTTAGAAATTAATGTTAAGTCGCTTTCCACTTCCACCATCTTATTACCAATCTACGATTTTTCAATATTTATTTGAAATAAAAAAATCGTCCTATTTATAATATATTTATACAACGTACACAATATAGAAGAACGTATACTCTATCTATAACGTCAAAGGTATAAATAACGTGTAGCCCGTTTCACGGTAATTATGTGAACTATTCTTGTTACGTCAAGAACAAAAAAAAAATAAATTCATCTTGCTACTGAGAGCAGCCAAGTGTAAATGTCTTTTAGATGATCGCTGAAGAAAAAACCGAAAACCCCCCATTAAAAAAACCCGCCAAAAAACTAATTTTCGAAGAGCAATTATCAAGAAAACCCAATGAATTCCCATGGACGCAAGATTTTATTGATGCTATGCACCAAGGGTTTTGGACTGATAAAGAATTCAGCTTCAGTAGCGATATCCAAGATTTCAATGTCAAATTAAATCCAGTTAAAAAAGAAATCATCGTGAGGACTCTTTCAGCGATTGGCCAGATAGAAGTCGCAGTGAAAAAGTTTTGGAGTAAACTTGGAGATAATCTGCCTCACCCAAGTTTGACTGATCTAGGCTACGTTATGGCGAATACAGAGGTCATTCATAATAACGCCTACGAAAGACTCCTAACAGTTCTTGGGTTAGAGGACATTTTTGAAGAAAACCTTAAGTTGGATTTCATTGAAGGTCGTGTGAAATACCTCAGGAAGTATAATCACAAATTTTACAAAGATTCCAAGAAACAATATGTTTATGCGTTAACCCTATTCACCCTTTTTGTAGAGAACGTGTCGCTATTTTCGCAGTTTTACATCATTAATTGGTTTAATAGAAACGAAAACGTTTTGAAAGACACTGGTCAGCAAGTCAAATACACTCGAAACGAAGAGAATATCCATGCGTTAGCTGGAATAAAAATCATCAACACTATCCGTAGCCAATATCCTGAGCTGTTTGATGACGAATTAGAAGCGAGGATTTTGTCTGAGGCTCAAGA